TCCCATTGTAAGTGCTAGACGTTTAGCATCTTGTATGTCAAGTTTAACTTCTCTAGCATTACCTGCGTCTGCACCTTTTACTTGTGCAATAAATTGCTGAATTGCAATAGTATTAAGCGGTTCCATTCAGTATCTCCGGTATAAAGTGTCGAGCAATTAGTTCGTGTGCTTCTTTATTATAATGCTCTTCATCTAATGTCATTGTTTCTATATCTATATTTAAGTTTTCTTTGATCCAAACATCTGCTGGTGTTTCAATATGTACTATGTTGTTCAAAGGCTTATACATATCTAACCTATTTGCACGTTGGGCTCTCTCATTAATACGCCAAACATATACAGGAACATCAACCATTGCATCAATTAGTGCAATATCTTTTAGGTATTCTTCTGTTTTAAGATGTGTAGCGATTTCAGTATGAAACTTCATATGCATATAATTAGTATCAAAGCCTATCCAATCATATCCACCGTTAAATTCAGGACAGCCTTCATCATAATTGCCTACACATTCCCATTTTACTTTTTCAAACCATTCAACAAAGCTATAGTCAGTAGTATTAAAATCGTCATAGAAGATAAATTTATCTTCTTCTTTTTGAACTTTGCAAAAATGTCCAGGGTCAAGATCTCTATGGTGTTGCTTCAAATCAGCAGCCATAACCCATCTATCCCAGTACGTTGACTGTAAGAAAATACCTTTGATGTCGTTGTGTGTGTTAAGCATATGACGTATCCAACGAGGATACTTGCTATTACAAGCACCTGCGCTAGAATAAATGTAGCAACGGCTGTCTGCTAACTCACTTGCATAGATTTCTGCATAGTTGTTTTCGTCACCTACAACTTTATCAAGGGTACCGCTGTCGTTGCGTTCCACCCAAAAGCCATTAGTATGACTACAGCCTAAGAATAATAAATTACCTTGCATTTGCCTTGCTCAACGCAGTACGCATCTCCATATCATTTTTAAAAGGACCTTTTGATTCGTAACGTTCGATAGTAATTAGTTTAGGACAAAAGCTCTTTACCCAGCCTTTGTTAAAATGGATAATGTAATAGCCTGCGCAATACAAACTTTTTGAGTTTTTACTTTTTGTAAATAGTGGAAGTTTGCGTTTTACATCATACATATCATTAAATGGGTCGCAACTAGTTGGAAATCCGTTTACTTCACGCACCCGGGTTTCTTTAATATTAAGTTTCTCCCAAAGAAGCTCTTTACCAAACTTTTCTTTTAGATCTTTCTTCTTTAAAAAATGTGTACCACTTGCATCGCTTAACATATACTGTTCATCATTGAAAGATACTGTTCCAATGTTTTGCCCTTGATCTTCAACAATCCAGAACTTGTTGTTTAATACTTCTTTAAATTTTACTGTCATTTCGGATACCTCGCTTGTAGTGGTTCTGCAAAATATTGTGCTTGGTCTGCAATTCGTTGCATATCCCACTTAGCACAGAACTTCATAAGACGCATACCAACTTGTGTAATGTCTTTAGGTTCTACTTCTGCAATAGTATTATTAATTATCTCTCTAATGTCTGCAGGTTGTGCAGTCAAATCACATAGTACAACATTGCGTTGATAGTCATCTAACACACGATGTTCGTCACCATTATGATCAGTCCAACGTTGTAGCATCATATTGTTCCAGTTGTAGCCTTTTGTATTCTTGTCTGCAAATGCTTCAATAAGACCTACTTTGTTCTTAGTGCCTTTCTTACGTACACCAGGGTAAGCACTAAACACATTGTCACTAGTGTCGCCGCGCATACACTTTTCAAACAACATAAATTCAGGCTCGGGTGCAGGCTTAGGCTCTTGTGTTTTCTTAACTAATGCAGGCATACCCTTGTCATCAAAGTAACCTTCGTGTGTAATAGTTTCTTTGTTTACACCGTGATACTGTTTTACATTAGGTGCAATAAGTTGTGCAAAGTCACCGTCAGTGCTAATAATAACGTGATTGTCGTTAGGGTGTGATTGTACCCAACCAGCAATAAGATCATCTGCTTCTAGTTGCGGATGACGCATTACAGTACAATTAGTTTTAGTAGATACAAAGTCCTTAAACTCGTCAAAGCACTCCCAAAACACTTTATCTTCTTCTGACTCTGCAACAGTCATTTTATCACGTGACACTTGTCTGTTACGCTTGTAAGGTTCGTAATAGTCCTTGCGCCAGCTACGACCTTCTAAACAAAACACAACGTGATCTGCTTCAAAGTCTTGCCACGCCTTCTTAACACCACTAAGTGTAATATGAAACGCCATACCGACTTTAGTGTCAATGTCGCCACGTACTACGTGCCTAGCACGAAAAAATGTGTTAGCAGTGTCTACTAGAATATAAGTTGCCATTAGTTTGCCTTTGTATAATTTATAACACTATTATAGCACCAGATCTGGCTGTTGTCAAGCATTAACTTACTATGCTCTTGCCTTTATCAATTGGAGTAACATTTACGTGTCCCATACCTCGATCAGTGCTTTGACCTTCATCTTCTAACATTTGACTTACAATAGTTCTAAACCACTGATCAACAATTTCTTCGTTTGTTTCACCACTATACCCTACATCAAGTAACTGTTCAATAAACTCATTGTTCCAATCGAGCTCAAAGAACCCGTTTCGAATGTTGTCTGGATTTACTTGTGTATCTAATACAGCAACCCAAGGTTGACCTGCTTTAGTTGCCGCTTCTTTTTCTTTATCAAGAGCGTCACGTCGAATGTCTTCCTGTGTCTTTTCAGATACAGGTTCATCAATTTTTTTAGTAATACCTGCATCTCTTATTAATTTATTCCACCATCCCATAATTACCATCCTGCCTTTCTAATTGCTTCTGAAGGATCCTTAATAGGAGCCTCCATTGCTTTTTTGTGTTGTGCGTTTTTATACATTTTCAAGTTATTAAGTTCCCCAGGCATTTCCGAATAGTGAGATGTGGAGTCTTGGAGTGAATCGCCATCCTCTTTCCATACACGCTTCGGCGACATCCTTAACGTTGAGACTATACTCTTCACTGCGTCCGCCCATTGGCATAAGATATACCGGACATTCCACCCCGGCACTTCTGTAAGCGTCCACAGCTTTTGTAACTTCGTCAAAGTCGTCATCAGTAGCCACAACAAACTTAAGATAAAGTTCACTATTGTTAACACTGCTATACTCACTAGCAATATCAGGTTTAATAGCAGTCTCCCAAGGTTCTCCTGAGACACTAAGTTTTGGGGAACAGCTCCAAGTGACCTCAAGTCTGTCGCTATTGTTAAGATAGTCTCGGAGACCGTCGTGTAAGTGTTGTGTAGTATTTGTTTCAAATGTAACATTTTTTAAGTCCTGCATTCTTGGATGCTCAAATAGTTCGACGTACAATCGTTGCCACGCTAACAATGGTTCGCCACCTGTCATAATTAAATGGATGTCTTGTCCATTTTCCATAGTCCACTTACCTTCTGGAGTAAGCGATAGCAGATGTTCAACTACTTCATCGACTTCTGCTTGTTTGTTAAAGTCTTTAAACTCTGGATAGATACTTGCGTATGTATCACAGCCTGTATGTATAATAGGCAAGTCGTTAAAGTCTTTTGTAGTTTTGTGTACGTCTGCGTCAAGCAATGCTTGTACTTCTGCATTATGAATAATGCCTTGCTTTTGTTTTACATCACGCATTGGTTCGTTTTTTAAGCCAAAGTTCATACAACGAAAGTTACAACCAAATGTACGTAGGAACACACTAGGCACTCCTACAAACTTGCCTTCGCCTTGAACTGAATAAAATGCTTCTGAGTATCTAAGTTTCATTATTCTTCCTCAATCTGTATATTAAATGACAAGCTCATACGTCTGCTGTCAGTTTCATTTTCGTCTACAAAATGCATTAGCCAACCAGGGAATAAAATTAGTTTACCTACCTCTGGAACGTATCTAACGTATTGTGTATCATTAATAAATTTACTAGTATCTGTAATCTGTGTTGGATTTACAAAATGTATGTCACCGTCTTTGCCATTTGTAGAAAAATAATATACACCTGAAATATCAAATGCACCGTGGTTATGTAACACAGTGTATTCGTTTTTTCTAGTATCAGTTAACCAAGATTCCTTAATAACTAAGTTATAAGTCTTGTCATATCCTAACGAATTAAGATAATCAGTTACATTTTTATTAATTAAATTAACTGTTAACGGCATATCAAATTGATCAAACAAACTAGTTTTAAATGTTGGATCGCTAAGACTATGATTACTAGAGCCCCACTGAGGGACTTTAGCAAAATTTAGTTTTTCTACAATGTTTCCTATCTCTGTTTGCACACTTTGACTTTCAAATCTAGTATGCAATTTACAAAAAACAGGAGTGCCAAAGTGTTTGTCTAACATTGATTACTTTCCACAAGCATATTCTTGTTGAAGTTTAATGTTGTCAAAGAACTCTTTCTTTGTACCTGAGTCATCTTTAAATGCACCACGTAATACAGTTGTTTGCGTAAGACTGCTAGTTGCCATAATGCCTCTATTCTCACAACAGCCGTGTGTTGCTTGAATGTAAACACCTAAGTGTTCTGCATCAGTTACTTTTTGTATTTCACGTGCAATATCATTTGCAAGTTCTTCTTGTAGTGTTCCTCGTCTTGCACACCATTGTGCAATACGTGTGTACTTACTAAGTCCAATAAGTTTATGTGCGGCAATAATACCAATGTACGCAATACCAGCTACTGGTTGATGGTGATGTGAACACATACTCTTAAGTTCACTACGCACAACCAACATACCTTCATAACGATCGTCGCTGTCATTTGGAAATGCTGTTGCAGGTGGAGCAGGATCATAACGTCCTGCCATAATCTCATTGTAATACATTTTAGCAAGGCGATGTGCTGTGCCTTTGCTGTTAGGGTCTTGATATCTATCAATTACAAGTGCGTCTAGCACACCTTCAAATGCTGTAGTTGCTTCGTTAATAAGTTCTTCTTTATCACCTTCTTGCAACACTTCACTAATATTGTCGCCTGCCCAGTAACGACTCTTTGCCTGTACTAGGCGGGCTTTAATTTCTTCACTTTTACTCATTTATATCTCCGATGTTAAGGCAGTGGATTGCCTGTAATATACTATGTATAGTATACACGTTTATTTAGGTCTTGTCAACCTAATCTGAAAAGTATTTTTGCAACATTTCGAGTCGATCGTGTGCCGTAGCCATTTGATCTAATTCTTTCTGTATCGTTTCAATAATATCAGAATGTTCGCCGATGCCTACAACTTTTTGCATATAGACTTCAACGTTTGTTTTGTGCAATTCTATCTCCGCTTCAGCGTGTAGTCTTGCCGCTTTAATCATTTGTTCCTTCAAGATCATATCCTTTCCTTAATCGTCTTGTTGTTTGTAATTACCCTTCCCTGGGATTACGTTTCTTACGCCACCAGTCGGATCTTCGCAATCTCCGTCTGATCGTAAAATTAAATGTACGTGTGGAAAACCAACAGTTTGACCTGCACTTTCTCCCCAATTGATGCCAATATTAAATCCTGTTACAGGATTGGCAGCATCCATTATGTTTTCTTGTCCAACTGTAATTGCAAACCTAACTGCTTTTTCAATTTCTTGATTAGTGTTCTTTTTAGGAACAACTAAGAAATGTCCAGTTTCTGTTACAGGGAATTGGTCTCTATATACGACAAATTCGTCAGTGTTTTGCACTTCGTCAGTCCAGGGAGCAACGCCTGCTTGTTTTGCCTCCCAAAGAGTGTATAGGTTATTCATTGTCTATCTCCTTAAGATATTTAATATACTTGTTTGCTATAATTGAATGTATATGTTTTGGGTAGTGTTCACCGTCCAACGTATCTTCTTCAATATTTATATTTAGATTTTCTTTGATCCATTGTTCTGAACTCTTGGGTGCAATAATACACTCGCTTAGTGGTCCAAATAAATCAAAGTGTTTAGGAAAATACACACGATCATTTACGGTCCAAAGATACCATTTGATTCCTCTTTCCTTACACAATGCATTAATAATAAACAAGTCACTAATATACTCTCTATATTGTAGATGTGTAAGTGATTCGTGATATAATCTAGTATAAGGATATTTTTCGTGAAAAGGTGCCCAGTCACTACTGATATTGTCATCGTCAAAGTACAACCCTTTAAACTGTTCAAACAAGTCTGATCGACATTGTTCGGGTATTTCAATAAAGTCGTCAGTTACTCTCCAATCAGTGTAGTAGTCTATCTTTTTATTATTAGGACAAACGTATCTATCATCTAAAAACATATCGCTTTTAGTTCCGTCACCATACTCTAGTTTTTTACTAGCACCCATCAACCATCTGTTCCAATATGTACTCTGTACAAATATTTCGTCTATGTCATCATAACGATCTAACATAGACTTAATCCATATTGGGTACTTTTTGTTACACGCACCTGGTAACGCATATACAATAACGTCTTTATTGTGTTCGACTGAATAGCAATCACCATAGTTATGCTCCCACTGATGAACAGTTTCATCAGCTTCACACCAATATCCGGCTGCGTGACTATCGCCTACAAATAAAGTTCTACCCATTAATAAACACCTACATTCTCCCAAGGGTAAACTAACCAAACATCTTGTTCTGCTTTGTTTACTTCGTGTACGCTATAGTCTACAGTGCCATTAAAGTCACTTGATAAATTATCTGTAATAGTAGCAAAGCGAACATTGTTGTGCCATACTGTTTTCCAACTTTCTTCGTTAGGTAAACAACCTGCTTGCCAGTCTTGTTTAATCCAGTCAAATGTAGCACCAGTGTCGTTAATGTCGTCTACAATTAAAATATTTTTACGTTTGCTAATGTCCCAACGACTTTTGGTATTAACACGTTCATCTTCATCTACATATCCAAATGCATCAGATGCCATCCAACAGTTACTTTCACTTTCGCCTGTAGCATCACGTAAACTTACTTTTAATGCTTCGCCACGTACACCTAACATATTAGATAGAACAGTAGCAGGAACATTACCACCACGGGTAATACCTACAATGTAATCAGGACGCCACGCATCCTTATACATTTGCAGTGCAATGTTAGTGCAAGCATTTTCTACATCTTGCCAACTGTAATAGTGTTTCTTAATCATTTTCTTTCCTCAAATATTTAAATGCAATTGAAAATCTATGCTTGTCTCTAAAACTTGTAGCAGAATGTAATACATCGCCTTTAAATATAGTTAGCCTGTTTGGAATAGGTGCTATAGAAATCATAATAGGCATTTCTGTTGAATCTTCTTGTATTACATCATTGAACGGATTGTTATTAAAGAAAAACTTTGTTTCACCTTCGTCATTAATATTCCAGCCTGGTCCTGGATAATATAAAACAGTATACTCAGTAAAGTCGTGATGAAAGTATGTTCTTTCATTTGGAGCAAATAAGTTTACATAACTCCTTTGACAGTAGCAATCTTTCAAGCATTCTAAGTTTTGTAAGTAACTTTCTAAAATAGTATGTGTATAATGTTTATTTGGATCTAAGTCACTGCTCATTCCTGATGGCGGCGTGTCTGCTTCGTCAGTTTCTCCGTAAGCAAATTGCAAATTAAACATTTCTCGCAATAATTTATCGTGTTCGGAACGTGTTAATACATCGTCATATGTTGTTATAAAGCCATTTGCATAGCTAGTAGACTTAGAAAGGTATTTCGTCATCTATTTCGCCCGCTTTCTTTTTGCCTTCGTAATCCTGTTGCACCATATCGTACACACTTTTAAAGTTACGCCATACTTTAGACAACGCTGGATATTCTTTGCACATACGATCAACTTCGTCTGAATCAATCATATTATCTAAAATATTAGCATAAGAATATGTGCTGTTATCTATAGTAACAGTTCCATACGTACTGTCTGTGCCACTAATAGTAACATCACTAAGATTAAGTCCGCCATCGATAATGTTATATGTACCTGTATTACTGCTGATACTATCTAAGTTAATAGTAATATCATCGTCAATACTAATAGTAAATGTTTCGTCATCATTCATCTTGTATCGCCTTATAAAGTTCTTTACCACTAAAGAATTCTTTGTTTAGTTTTGTACGTTGCTTGTCTAAACTAACAAGAAGGTCTTCATAATTTTCCATATAGTTTACAATTTGTGCAATAACTTTGTCTTTATTATGTAAGTATGCATCATAGTCTTCAGTCCAAGCACTTGGATACTTAAACTCAGGCAGTGCCATTTCACTGTAGCTCAGTCTATCAGGCACCATAGGAATAGCATCAACTAATGCTCCTTCGTACCAACTAATACCTAGTGTTTCTTGTAAGTTAGCACTAAACACAAGTTTAGCTTCGCCTAATAAGTTATGATATTCGTTCTTGCTTAGTTGTTGTTCTTGACAAACAACAAACTCATATTGTGGTAGACGCTCTTTAAGATCTCTAAAGATCTCAACTTGTTTCTCTGGAGCAACACGATGCGGAAACAGAATTAAATCTCGTTTTTCCATACCTTTATAACTGTCTAAACTGTTCTTTAGGTACTCCATTGGCCATCCTACACGGCTTATTTTGTCCCAATCCATTGCATATTCTGGATCAAATACATCTGTAAACATATCAATATGAAAGTCACTTGCAAAGAAGTTATCATCATAACATTCAAACATTGACATTTCAGCGTGTCGAACCCATTGCTTGCCGCCTATGATCCTACCTAAAAAGTCTTGCGGATCATAGCTACCTGCGTGCCACAGACCACCAATGCCAATGTCAACACCCAATAGTTCTGCCATATAGCGTAATTGAATAACTGTAGGGTTCCAGGCATCGGTATAGAGAAAATAATCACCATCTTCAACGTCTCCATTGCAGAACATTTCTCCTATTGTTTCTAGTTGTTTAGATTTATAAACGTTAGTACCACCGAAGTTGAGGAACGCTCCAGGCGTAGTTGCCTGAGGCGTATCCCCACCACTAATAACATTTACTTGCTCATTTGTAGCTCGTTGCAGTTGCTTTGGAAGATGTTCTTTCCATTGCTTAGTATAGCGTGTGTCTACTGCTTCGATGTCTACAATATGAATAGTCATTAGTTTCTCCGTTGATTTACTCTTTGACCGCTGTTACGTGCTTTAGCACGAAGGTAGTTTTGATATTTTTGGTATGCAATCCACATTGGTGCATCCTTTTTATAAAGATCTTTTTCATTAAAGACCTTACCTTCAAAGCGACAATAGTCGCGAAACTTGTCCAAGTCGTTAAAAACCTTTGTGTATGCTTCACGATTGAATTTGATAGACATTTTTGAGTTCTCTCTCTTATCATTATCTAGGGTAGTAAATTGAACAGCCATTTTCGTTGTCTTCTGCAACGCTAATCTCTACAAATCGGCCTGGGTATTTTGTAGCGATTTCTTTGTACAAGTCATCTGCGATCATTTCACAGCTCTTGTGATTTAACTCTAATACGCCTTCGACGTCATAGAGTCGTTGCATCCAGCGTTTAAACTGAATGAATTCAATATCGCGATCATTATGAAATACTTCAATGCGAACACGAAAGTGAAAGATATGACGATGCGGAATGCCTAAGAATGATACATCATCCCAATCGCCTGTTGCTAGTTTAGGATCAGTATCTGCGCCTGGGTACATATGTACACCTTCTTTATTAAAGGTTACCCAAATACTACGTTCTGCTTTATTCATTGAATTTTCTACTGCCATTTTTGCGTCTTCTTCTCTCATTCTGCGCCCCATATAATTATGATACGATTCACGTTGTTCCATACTATTAGTATACTTTCATTTAATAACTTTGTCAAGGCTATATTTGCCCCAATCAGTAAATTTATTTCGATCCATTAAGTCGTGTAAACTATGACACCAAACGCCTGGATTACTTGCTTTAAAATCTTTGTCATCGATCTTAACCATTGTGTTATAGTTCCACTGTTTAATATAAGGTAATACAACACGTATTTGTGGAATAAAGTTTTCATACTCTATTAGTCCACCTTCCATAAACCATTCTAAGTTAATAGTACTTGGAATATCTAAACTACACAAATAGCCTTCTTTTACAAACTCTAGGATGTACTTGTCCCACGCTTCGAATTCGTCCGCTTCGCTCGGCTTGTATGAATGGTTTGCACCAAAAAAGATGTGTGTACATTTGTGTTCGTTATAATAATGTATAATAGTTTCAATGTCTTGAATACCGTCTACAAACAGTGTTTGCATACCGTATGCAGGAGTCTTTTCAACTTCTACACCTGTAAACATAGTAGGTGTGTCAAGTGTACCTTCTGCGTAATCTCGTTTCATTCTAAACCTTTTTGTATCAAGTAAGCGTTGATTCTGTGCATTTCATCTTTAAGATAAAGTTTCATAGTTTTCATTCTACGAACTTCTTCGGTAACTGTCATATTATTATACTTGACTTCGAGCTCTTCGTCAAGCTCTTTATGTTTCCGTTTTAGTTCGTCGTAATGCGCTCTAAGTTTATCTTCAATATCGTCATAGTTGCTCATCCTCAAGTTCCTCCAACTTAGTTTCATCTAATACATCGTCTTCAACAATAGTTTCTTCAACATCAAATAGTGCATTAAAGTGTGTACTAGCATTTACAGTCTTTTTGCCAATAGCACCTCGTGTACCTGGAATAGCCATCCAAAACTTCGAATACTCATTAATCTTTGCTAGAGCTTCTTCTTTGTTGTCAATTGCGAATATTTCTTCCACAACATCTCTAAATAGAATCCTGTCAAATTGCTCTTGTACAAGCATTTTAGGAATGATGCCTGCATCGTATTGTCTGTTTGCTTCTTGCACTGCATTGATGTGACTCCACACGTTATGACCCATTTGGATCGCATATGAAAAACTATCCCACGATGTTTTTCCTTCTTTACCAATCTTGTTTAAGTCTCCTGGAGCATAAGTGCAAACGTCTGATACTTTAAGTTCGGCTGTAAGCGGCGAGTCTTCAAAGTTTTTAAATATCCCATCTGATATAACAGTGTCTCTAAATCCACGGTTGTCTGTAGCATATTTTTTATCGTCAACTGACGGCACCATACGATACGTCCATTTGCTTCTGTCTTCAGTTTCGTTTTGAATGTAGATCTGTCCGTTCGCGGTTGCGAGGAAAGGACTAGCACAGTCAAAGGTAATAGTAAAGTTTTCATTATAATTCTTTCGTACTGCACGTTGAATGTCTGTTAGTAATGTGGCCCATTCTAGTTTAGATGTGCCTAAGAAGTGCATTACATCGTGTACACCAGTTTGCAACAGGTTATCAAAGTACAATGTAACTAT